GGGAAGCATCCAAAAAAGTGAAGACTGTAACGTTGTTGCAGATGACTTCATGTTAACAACTGCTGCAGATATTGTAGCAGATCCTTCCGCGCCTGATGCATTTGTCAATGGTATCATGGAAGGTAGGGAGTGGGTATGGGCAAACGGTATCTTAAAAGAGACAGAAGTTGCTAAATACCAACGTTATATCAATAATGGTTCGCGCCATGAGTTAGAAGAGAGAGTGCTACAATCGTTTGAGCACTTCCTTGGAAAACTCTGATATGATAAATAAACTATAGATTAAATAATTATACGGAAATTACGAGGAAAACTCAGATGTCAGACAAACTTAACGAGAAATTTGAAAAGTTTGCTACCGAGCAAAAGGTGATTGTAGAAGCTGGCGATCCAATGCCAACTGTATCTGCAAACGTTATTCCTGGCACTGGTAGTGAACCTTCACAGGTTTCTGACGCACAGACTAAATCTGGTAGCGGAAAAGATCCAATGCCTACTGTCTCTCCAAGCGTCGCTCCAGCAGGACAATCTGCTCCTGCAGATTTAGGTGGTACAACCACTACACCACATGAGCACGATGATGACGGAGAAGACAATCCAGGTGCTAAGGCATCTGCTCCTGTAGGAGACAAGGCAGCACAAAGCGATGGATCTGCTCAGACATCTTCTATCAATGATGCTGGCGATATGGGTAAGCAACCTACAGTTGGTGCTGAAGTAGCATACGGAACTGGAACAGGTTCTCAAGTTACATATCCAATCAAACCATCATATGAAGATCTCGATGTTTCCGATGATGTAAATGCCCTTCTTGAGGGAACAGAACTCTCAAAAGAGTTTGCTGAGAAAGCGAAGACTATCTTCGAGGCTGCTATCAAAGCAAAACTTAATGAAGAGTACGACAAGCTTGTAGAACACTTTGCCAACGAACTCGATAAGCAAGTAGACGCTGCTAAGGCAGAATTATCTGAGGAAGTTAATGGCACAGTCACCTACGCCATTGGTCAATGGGTAGAGCAAAACCAAGTTGCTATTGACCGTGGAATAAGAAATGAGATCACTACAGACTTCATTGCAGGTCTTAAAGGTCTCTTTGAGGAGCACTACATTTCTATCCCAGACGAGAAAGTGGATGTGGTAGAAGGTATGGCTGAATCAATTCGTGAAATGGAAACCCGCCTTGACGAACAGGTCAAAGCAAATGTGAAATTACAGAATACTCTTAATGAGACTGCAAAAGTAAATATTCTGAACACTGTTTCAGAAGGATTGGCAGATACTCAGAAAGAAAAACTCGCTGCACTCGCTGAGGGTGTTGAGTTTGTTTCTGCAGAGGACTTCTCTAGAAAGGTTACTACCATTAAAGAAAGTTACTTTAAAGAAACAGCAGCACCTCAATCTGAGGTTGCAGATGAAACTCCAGTAGAGGGAGTTGACGCGGAGGTAAATCCAGTAATGGCACAATACCTTAACGCACTCAACCGCTGGAAGTGATAATTAATTAAATCCAATTTTTTTCCAATAAGGAGCAAACTTAAATGTTTAACGCTAAAGCTCTAACAGAAAAGTGGGATCCTGTTCTAGGTCATGAAGGCGCTGGTGCCATCAAAGACAATTATAGAAAATCAGTTACCGCAGTACTGTTAGAAAATACAGAAAAACAATTAAGAGAAGAGCGTGGAATGATCAATGAAGCATCCAACACAGTTGGTGCCATTGGTGGAGACGGTCTCTCTGGATCAGGTCTTACAACTAAGACAGGTGGACTTGCAGGTTTCGATCCTGTGATGATCTCCTTGATCCGTCGTGCTATGCCAAACTTGGTAGCATATGATATTTGTGGTGTCCAGCCTATGTCTGGTCCTACAGGACTTATCTTTGCTATGAAGTCTCATTATCAGCAAAATGGTGCTGCACTAAGAGCTGGTAACGAAGCACTCTACAACGAACCAGATGCAAACTTCTCTGCTAACACACAGGGACCTGCTGCATTCAACGATCCAGTATCTCCTCTTGGAGACGGTGGAGCAACTGATGCTAACCCAGGTTTGCTTAACGATACATCAGGTGGTGGTACAACTGCTGCTAACTACGAGAAAGGTATCGCTAAGATTGCTAGAGAAGACGCTGAAGCATTAGGTTCTGGATCTACTCTCTTTAACGAGATGAGTTTCAGTATCGAGAAAACCTCTGTTACTGCTAAAACAAGAGCATTAAGAGCAGAGTACACTCTCGAACTAGCACAAGACTTAAAAGCAATTCACGGTCTTGATGCAGAGCAAGAACTTGCTAACTTACTTTCTAGTGAGATCCTTGCAGAAATCAACCGTGAGGTTGTTAGAACTGTTTACACAGTTGCTAAGACAGGTGCACAAAACAACGTTGCAAACGCTGGTGTGTTTGACTTAGACGTAGACAGTAATGGAAGATGGTCAGTTGAGAAATTCAAAGGACTTATGTTCCAAATCGAAAGAGATGCAAACGCAATTGCACAGCAAACTCGTAGAGGAAAGGGTAACTTCATCATCACATCTGCTGATGTTGCTAGTGCTCTTGCTATGTCTGGTACTCTAGACTACTCTTCTGGTTTAACAGGTGCTGGCGGTCCTTCCATCGGTGAAGTTGATGACACAGGTAACCTACTTGTGGGTACAATGAACGGTAGAATTAAGGTCTTCGTTGATCCTTACTCTGCAAACGTTTCTGACACTCACTACTATGTTGTAGGATACAAAGGTACATCACCTTACGATAGTGGACTGTTCTATTGCCCATACGTTCCTCTCCAAATGTTAAGGAGTATCGATCCTGAGACCTTCCAACCAAAGATTGGTTTCAAGACTAGATACGGTATGGTTGCTAACCCATTTGTACTTAATGGAAGCACTCCTGACGCTGAGGCACTTACTCACAATAAGAACCAGTACTATAGAAGAGTTAGAGTTAAGAACTTAACATAATCTAAAGTTACGATATCAACACAGGGGATCACTTGATCCCCTTTTTTTATGCTTAAATAGTAGTGTAGGTACAACGAGTAACTATGAACGGTAGATTAGACAAGGTTGCTATGACTAATAGACTTATGCAACTTAAGAGAGAATTGCACTACAAGTGTGAAATCTCTGAGATGGGTAAGTGGGAATGTATCGGTGCTAACAAATATCTAAATCGGGTGTTTGATGTGCTTGATGAGTATTGGCAATGAACCAATCTTCTGTTATACTATTATTATGCTTATCACCAATGGCGGTGATATTCGTGGTGATCAAACTTGCCATCTGGTTGTCTGAAACAGCAAAATTCAGATCTGAAACAGACAAACTAAAACGAATGCAGCATGGTCCTTACATCGTCTGGGATGATGAAGAGGACGAAGATGACAACTATTAAACCACCATTACCTTACTACGATCATGGTATTATCTAATTACGGTAGAGAATTATTTACTCGACCGAACGAAGACACAACTAAAGTAGAAGCTGTTGTCGCAGCAAAACAAGAAACTTTTACACGAGAAGAGTGTGAAGAGATGATTGAGTTTGCTATCAATCAGCATAATAGAAACGCTGGTCAAATTAGTATGGTACTGGGATTTGTGTTTATGGCACTATTCGCCGACGGTTTGTTTAGAACGTTAGGACTTATTCCTCCGTTCATGGGTATTGATGTAAGTATTGTACAAGAAGTTGTAGATAAATTGAAAGATGAAGTTCTGAGACAGATGTGACTTCAGATCAAGTATTACTAACAGTAATAATAATTACATTATTAACCCTAATCTTTCAAGGTTATGCTATACTAACTGAAAGTTATGGTTATAAAAATGAAGTACGTTACAAAAAACGTGCTGAAAATCTTCGCAAACAAATGGAAAAAATTATTCATGCGAATGGACGTTTTACAAAAGAGGATTAGACAGGTGAAGATGGCAGAAATAATTGACAAAGCCATAAAAGAATATTATGATAGTAAGGATATGCCTGTACCACAGTGGAGACAAGAAACAAATCCACAGTGGTGGGTAGACTACCTTCGTGAATTAGGATTAGATGCAAATAATAGACCAATTTCTGAGTGAAGACGATTTTGAATGGATCTTCTTAGAAGTAAATGCACATGATAGAGGATGGCATCCTTCTGAAATTTTATCTGCTTCTTATATTTCTGGATGTCTTAGAGATAAAGGAAGACTAATACTTGATCCTTTACAAAATTTACAATTTTGTTTTAAGTTAAAGGGAGATGAAGAGTACATTCAA